AGTTACAAAAGCCAATGGTGAAAAGTTCGACAAGGAAAAAGATGCGGAGCTTCTTGAAACTTCTAGAAAATATTTTCAGAACTTAGTAAATAAAAATAGAAACACAACACAACGTGATGTGGTCTTTGAAAAAGCTCAACGCTCAAGTGATGCAATGATTCGATTGATCAATAAAGATTCAACAATCATGAATCATGCAAAGACATTATTTTCTCTCATGGAAGAGAAGAGAAATAAAAAAGGTGAGATTGAATATTCATATCCCATTATTGCAATGAAAATTGTAGCCATAAAAAGTGATGACAACGAAATAAAAATTGCGTCAAGTTTCGATAAAGATGCACCTTACATGAATGCACCTAGTCATAAGGTTGGAAGAATATTTCAAACAAAACGTGATGTACAAGTAGTGAATATATATGCACCTGTACAAAATGCGATAGCAGAAATTCAGAATCCATCAGAATAAAAAATACTGAATAGAATTTCACTAGAAGAGGGAGTGTAAAAGCTCCCTCTTCAACACGTTCAAAAATGTTTCATTTTAAAAATAAAAAAAATAAAAAAAATAAAAAAATTCGATAGGAATCCCCTTTAAAAAAGACTCGCTATCATTAAGCGCAAAAATTTAGAAAATAGAAAATATATACATCCTTATGAGCCTTTCCAAATACATAATATTAATCCGATGGGCGATAACTTTAGGTTATATATTCTTAATCCTGAGTACGATTATTTAAACTGCTCATTTCAATTGACAATTAAAATCAGAGGAAGGAAATAAATTAATGTCAGAAGATAACTCTCTTCATGAAATAAGAACAGTTGAAGGAAAGATTCATATATTAACCGACTATGAAATGCAAGAGTTAATATCTAGGGAATTTTTATTTGATTGGCATGGAAATAGAAGTGTTCATCATGTATTAATCGGTGGACATTTTACGTTAAAAGATTGTCTAGAAATTGCAATGGGTAGATGTTGTATAAATCATAGAATTAACCCTCAATCAGATTATAAATGTTTAAAGATGTATCACTTAGAAAGTTGTACAGATATTCTTTTAAATAGAACAGAAGAAATAATTAATTGGAGAATTGAATTTGAAGAATTAATTGGACAGGTTCTTCATGCTGATGAAAGTAATCTAGAACAACTTACTGTTAATAGATTAATTGATATTGAATCAGAAGATTATAAATCTAGGGTTTATGAATTAGATAAATTACAACATACATTTTTAACCAACTTAGAAATTAATAGTTGTAGTTGGAAATTAGAAAGAATATTAGAGAACACTAATCTTAAATAAAAGAAATTTAAAAACAAATAAGTTAAGGAGAAAAAAGAATGTCATCACTTATATTTAAAGAGTTTGAAGAGTTTGGTCAAATTCCAAAAACTGAGGATGTTGCTTATCAAGTAACTAAACAAATTTATGGTTTAGATTTTGCTAATACTTTTATGAAAAAAGGTGATGCAAAAGATTTAACTGATCTTCAACGGGGAACTATTAATGATGCAACAAGACAAGAATTAATTACATTGCATTGTAAAAAGTTAGGTTCTAGGGAATTTAGATATATATCATCTTTTGATTCAATGGGTTTGCCACATGAAAATATAAATTCATTTTCATTCTCATATATTCCTAAAGACTTTAGCTTAAATTCAGATAGAAAAGATTTTTTAACTAAAGATCATGAAGCTCAAGCATTTTATTTAATGGATGATCTAGATGAAATATGGAAATTAATTTATCGAGATAATTTTACTTTTGGGTTTCAGAAAAAAGACACAGAAACATTGCTATCTTTAATTAGATTTTTAGTTAATGAAGTTAGAACTGGATTATCTAGGCAGATTGATCAGAATCAAGAAAGATTTAAAAAAGGTGAGGATAAATCTTTTAATCCTTTTTATGAAAAAGTTATGAGACAAATTATTAGTGTTTTGTTTGAACAACATAAAATTTATTACAAAAGATATTTATCAGACATTCAAATAGGTTATTTATTTAACAATCATAGATTTACACAAGTTAATGCGACTTTAGGAATTATAGAAATTAGTAAATTAATTGGAAATTATTCAATGTTGCATGGCGGTAGACCTAGAGAAGTATTCAAGATTTTAACTAATTTAAATACTCAAGATGTTAAAACAAGAAGTCCTATGGATTTAAAACAAACACAAAATAAGATTTTATATTCAATGCAAGAGGGAGTTAATTAATGTCATCCGATTTAACAGTTAATAAATTATTTAATAGAAAAAATAACGTTCTTGAGTTAAGTGAATCTATTGAATTAAGCGAAAAACTTCATGAAATTAAAGAGAGAATTAGTGAAAACAGATCGAACATAGAAACTTATAGCAATAATTTAGAAGAACAAGAAATGTTTCTTGAAGAAGTAATTAATGCTGTTAATGGAAATGCTCCACAAATTCAAATTAATGGAAAAATTTTTGAAATAAGTCTTTGTTTTAGAGAAGTTGAGTATAAAGAATCTTCAAATATAAGTTGGGATCATTAAATAAAAATAATTAAAAAGAAAATCTTGAGATTAAAAAATAAATTTAATCTCAAGGTTTTTCTCAAAAAAATGCTTTTAAAAAAAACTCATTCGTCAGACGTAAATTTTACATTTATCTAGGGCAAATAATCTAGGGGCGAATACTCTAGGGGAAATAAAATGTCATATGAACCAAAAAACTTAAAATTATGGACAATGCCACCAGATTATTTTGGTGATACTTTTGAAGATTATTATATTGTTTACTCTAAAACTCGTGATTCAGATTTACTTAATGTTAGTAATTTTAAATTTATTGAAAATGAATTAGATGAAATTAATGAGGAATTATCTAGCGATGAAATCTCAGAAGAATATTACACAATTCAACGTGCTAGTCATTGGGCTGTTGGTTGGATAGAAATAATTTATGTTCATAAAGATTCAACAGAAATGTTAATGAAAGCTGATGAGATTATAGGCAACTCTCATGATTATCCTGTATTAGATGAAGAAGATTATAGTTTAAAGCAAACAGAACAGTTTGAAGGAAATCTTAAAAAAGAAATAAAAGATTTTATTAATAACAATCATGAAGAAATAGATTTTAGAAATTCAGATTATTTTATTGATCAAGCAATGGATGATCAGACACCAAAATTATTAAGCGATATATCTAGGTATATTTCAGAAGATTTAGGACATGGTGTTGGATATAACTCTGAAAATTATCCAGATATTGAAGATATTATTTTAGCTTTTCAATCCATAGGAATATTTAGAAATCTATATATTTTAGTTTCAGAAGCTGAGAAAGCATGTGAATCTAGAGGACATAATTTATCTGACTGGACTGAAGTTCCTTCAGATTATTTTTATAGAAAAGATAATCCAGAGTTATTTAATACAGAAAATCTAGCAGAAGTAGAAGATAAATATGAACAAGAAGGAATAGAAATTAAACAGGCTTTCTCTCATTGTTTATCTTGTAATAAAGAAGTTCAAATAATTATTAAGCCTATGCCAAATGAGGTGGATATAAGCGGACAGGCTGTAGCTTTAACATGTGTAAATTAATTTAAAAGGAGAAAAATAATGTCACATTTTTATGGTGTATTAAGAAATAGTGTTAATCAAAATAAAACTTTAAGAGGTTTTAAAACACATGGATTTGATGGAACTCTAGCATCTTGGAATGGTGCGATAGGTATAAGAATTTATCAAAACTCAGACGGTCAAGATTGTTTTAGAGTTTATCAAACATCTTGGCATGGTCAAGGAATTAATGAAGAAATAGCATCAGGTGTAATTGGAGAAACAATAAATGACAAATAGATATAAATGTTCTAGTTGTAAAAAAGTATATGAAAAGAAATGTGTAGATTTAAAGTGTAAAGACTTTAAGGGATTAGATCCTAAAAACATTAGGTCAGAACATTACCATTGTATTAATTGCAATAAAGGTGGTTCTCTTTTTCCTAATGAATTAATCGATTTCTTCTCAATTCCAAAAGGAAATTAAATGAATAAAGATATTAAAAATCCAAACAATCATTATCATCTTTTTGCGGGTGATCGTGGTTTTCATCCAATATATTCAGAAACTCATAAAGAATACTCTAGGGCAACAGAATCTTTAAAAGATTATGTGGAATTAGCAATAGATGATTTAGAAATAGATGAATCACATCCTCTAGCCAAATCTAAGTTTTGGATAGATCAGGGATACGCATCGAATGCAATTCTAGGATGTCAAATAGATAAACAAATAAATGGCAATGGATATGATGAAGATGTATTAAGAGTAGATTTCAACAGAAGACTTGTTTCTATTGATTATGCAGAAGTTGAAAATTGTCTTCAAGATATATGTTTAACTGATCCAGATTTTCTTCCTTTGTAAATAATTTAATTGGACAAATTAGATAGTCATAGTTAAAGGGTTTTAATTGACATTTTCCCATTTCCGCTTTGACTTCTCGCAAGATTTGCCATGTGGCTATACGTGAAAGCCACACTACATTATCTAGGGACAATTATAAATTATTTAAATAGAGAAGGAATATGAAAATTGGATAAAGAAGTTTTAATACGAATTGGAAAAGAAGGTGCAGAACATAATTTTCATAATGTTGCTAATTATTTACCACCAATAATTTTAGTGGTTCATGAGCAATCTCTAGGGGAAGAAATAAGTTCTCATTCAATAGATGTTACAAACGAATCTATTGCAAAAGAAAAAATTAGAGAGATTTTAATTTCGGTAGATGCAGAACGATATGTATTAATCGCATCAGCCACAATTACTGAATTTGTTAATAAAGCAAGAGAACTAAATAGTATTACAAGTTTAGCACCAGAAGATTTCGATAATGTTTTAGTAGTTATTTATGTAGAAAATTCTAATGGTTATGAATCCCATATCTCTCAGGTATCTAATCTAGGGACTTGGTACAAGATTGATAACTTATTGTTTATGGATAGTGTTGTAGCGAGGAGTTGGTAAGAATGTCTCCAATAGATGGTCAAAAAGAATTATTGTTTGATTATATTTATGAGCGTATGGATAACCAAGAAATTCGAGAACGAGTTAGAGAATCAGTATTTAATGAATGGAACTCAGACTTACAGGTAGTAAAAGATTTATGGGAAACATTACAAGCTGATGATGAATTTAAAAGAGAAAGAATTTATTCAGAAATAGAAAATAGAAGAGAGGATATTACATGACACTAAATGCAAAAGAAGGTGGATTAAGGGAAGTTCAAAGAGTTTTTCATTTAATAGAAGAAACTTTTGTGGGGTGGGAAGATACGATTAGACGGCAAACGTCAGACGCTAATGATGAATTTACAATAACTAGAGGAGAGTTTGAACAAATAAACACAGCTATAAAAGCCCTTCCTCATGTTATGCAAATGTTACAGATATTAACCATACAAGCTGATCAGGGAAAACAATTTGCTGACAAAGTTCAAAAGCTTTTGACTAAAGAATTACCAGAGAAAAGTGAATAATGAAATATATAGCAATAAGTAAATTAGTGTGTACTGCTTTGACTAAGCCTAAACCTTATACGTATAAGCCATCTAGCATATGCAAAATTAAGCACGTAAAAGATATTAGAGATGGTAGAGCATTGTGTTGGTTACATCTTAAAAAGTTTGATCAAGAAATGTTTGAGATTAACAGGTTGTTCGATGAGTTCTTTGGATTAATAATTGCTCTAGAGCCAGAAAATATAAATAGAACTGGACATGACACATGGGCAGAACAACATAATAGAAGATGGAGGTTACGTTCTAAATGGCAAGAATTAGAAAAACAAGTTGGTAGAAGAGTTGATCAAGATGAAATTTGGCATGTGTATAACAAAAAGGAAGGAGTAATAAATGTTTAATAAATCTCATGAAAAGTCAGATATTATTTTTGATCGAGCGAGGTCTGTAAGAGGTCAATTGCTTACAGCATCAGCTATACAATTAGCTATTGATGTTATGGAACAAATCCCTTCTCCTTATCAACAAATTGGAGACATTAGTGATTTAAAAGATTTTAGAAAATATATTTGGGATCACCCAAATGAAGTATTAATTAAGACAGCTTATCCAGAAGGTTGGAATAAGAAGATTGATTATCCAGAAACATTTTTAACCAAAAATCCTGTATATGGAAATAAAGAGGAGTGATGAAGACAGCTTATACATTTTTTTATGAACGCTTACAAGACTCAATAGACACAGCATGGAATCAAGCTGAAGAGATTCACTCAGGCTTAGACGAAATGACTGATGAGGAAATTATAGAAACTAAAAAAGCATTAAAGGATAGAGCCAATAAGATTATGTGTGCTTTAGACGATTATGCAAAAAGTAAATCAGAGGAAAACTAAAATGCCTAAAGAAATTAAACATACTACAGATCATAGTCCTGAGAAGATAGGGACTAGAGAAGATGGAACAGAATATAAATATATAAACATGCCTCCTGTAGTTTCAACTTTATTTAAGTTTGCTGAGGACTGTGTTAATAGAAGTAGTATTAAAGATCAAGAAGAAGGAAAGGATTTCATTATAGAAATGCTTAAGCAAGGAGAAAAACTTGCGAGTTGGATGGAAGAAATAGTTTGTAAGAACTGTAGAGATGAAGATGATTCTTCTATTCATAATTGCATGGCTAATGAAAACTTCTGTGTTTCTGATTGTGATGAAAGAGTTTCAACCTGTATATGTGAATGTAATACAGATGAGATTCTACAAATTAAAAAGGAGATGCCTATAGATTAACTGTTAAAAACATAAAGTAATAGAGAGAGAGGAAAAAGAATCAAACTATTACGCTTAAATATTTGTATTGATTAGAGAGAGAAGGAAAGTAAATGGTTGCTATAAAAGATATATTCAAAGATAAGGACATTCCCTTTGGCGATGGAAAAGTTGCTAAAGCAGGAACAAGACTCCATTCATTAATGGTTGGAGATATGGTTCGAGAACTTGAGGCTAAGAAAGCTGAAGAGTGGGAACAGCATCAAGCAAATATTTTGTCTGCTGTAAGTAATCTTGCAGAATTAATTGCAGATGAAACCGTTGAGGGAATAGTTCTAAAGAAAAACAAAGACGGTGAGTTTGAAGCTGAACTCGTTGACAACGTAAGAAAAATCGTTGTTAAGTCTAGAGTTGGAAAACTTAAAACTAAAGATTCTGAAGAGGCAGAATAATCACCTACTGAAGAGAGGAGATTTATTAAAAACATTTCTCCTCTTTTCTTTTACAAAAAAATCCATGAAGAAAAATTCATGAATTAATCGGCAAAAAGTTTACTCTAGGCATGGTTGACAACTGAAACCGCTATGAGATATAATTCTAGTCCGATGGAGTCAAGATGAAATTAAGCAGACCTATAACTTTAAATGAATATATAGGACAAGAAAAAACTAAGAAATCAATCAGAGTTTCTTTACAGGCATCAAAGAAACGAGATGACGCTTTCCCACATGTACTTTTACATGGAGGAAGTGGACTAGGAAAAACAACGTTAGCTTACACAATTGCTAATGAGTTTGGTTCTAATTGTAAAACTTTTCTAGCACCTACTATTAAGTCTCCAGAAGTTTTAGAAGTTGCATTACTTAAATGTACTAAAGGAGACATGATCTTTATAGATGAAGTTCATGCTCTTCCAAAGAAAACTCAGGAGTCACTTTATACAGCAATGGAAGATGGAGTAATTCATTATGATAATGGAGATGTTGATTCTATTAAGTTAGAACCATTTACATGTATTACTGCTACTACTGATCTAGGAAAACTAACTACACCATTTCGAGAAAGGTTTGGATTTATTTTTCCACTCAATCCTTATTCTTATAGTGAGATTGAATCAATTATAAAAATTAATATAAAGAAATTAGATTTAACAATTACTAATAAAGCATTAAATATGTTAGGTAAACGATCTAGGAAAAATCCTAGAACTGCAAATAGATTAATCGAAAGATGTTACGACACAGCAACGATTAAGGATACTAACAATATTAGTAAGGAAGTTGTTGATGAAACTATGGATCATCTTCAGATAGATAGAAATGGTTTAACAACTTATGACTTATTAATCTTAGAAGCATTATGTATAAAGTTTGAAGGAAATCCAGTAGGGCTAAAGAATTTATCTCTAGTGGTAAACATAGATCAATCAGCAATAGAAACTATTTATGAGCCGTGGCTTTTGGCATTAAATTTAATAGATCGGACTCCTAGAGGGAGAATGATTACAAAACAAGGATTGGTGTACTTTGCAGAAAACGATTCGCAAAACTCATAAGATGATTGCTATGGAATATCAATTTGGAAAACCCATTGATGAACTCATTCTTGAAACTCTAGCTAATTCTAGTGGAGAACAAAAAGAAGCAAGCAGAAAGTTAAATATGTCTGAAGCTACTTTATGTAGATGGATACATGAACTTGACCTTACAAGAAATGTTTCAAAGATTAGAAAGAGTAATGGACTTCCTCCTACAACTAGAGAACTAAGAATGGAAACTAAATCAGGAGAAGAATTAATTTCTATTGCAGTAGTTTCTCCATGTACAGAATGTGGAAAGAAGTTTGAGGATTTAAAACTTCATAACATTACAGGAGTTAATGTAGACAATGAAGAACTCATTGCAGTAGTTAGAGATGAGATGAACATTAAACATTGGTTTAAACTTGATCGTTCAAAAGAAGAATAGTCAATCCATCTTTATATATAAAACATAGGTGGCAGACAATTTAATTCTTCCATCCTGTATACAACATACAAGAAAGCATTATAATAAAAACAGAGAGAGTAATGTCAACTTTTCCAATTAATAATGAATCTATTTTAACTTTACAAACATTTCAAGAAGAATTATTTGAGTTACATGACAATAAAGACAGGATAGATGCAAGGATAAAAGAATTAAATGGAAATGTTGATTCAATATTATTAACACATTTTTATAATCTTGCTCAAGCATCTGATCGTTTAGATCAGTCACCACAATCTTTATTAAGAAGCATTCGCTCTAAAAGATATGAAGGAGTGAATATTAATAATAAATGGTATGTAAGTCGTGATGTTATTAATGATGAAGTAGAAATTAAAAGAAGACTAGAGAGGGGTGTGTAATAAATGTCAACTGAAGGAATAGATTGGAACGCAAACATAGAAGACTTAGAGCAAGATAATGTTGAGGAATGGGAATTTAATTTAAGACATTCCAACGACAAAGGAGAAAGTGATATTCTTCAAGGTCGTATTGATCCTCAACTTGGAAGAATAGTAGATGAACTTATTCAAGAATCTAAAGGTCGTGGTATTCCAATTAAAACAAGAAGTGACTTTGTTCGTCTTGCAATCTTTAGGACTGCTACTGATTTACAGAAGTATCTTAATAGCCATAACGAACATATATCTCATTACTTACTTCATGAAAAACAAATGATGGGTGAGGCACAGAAGTCAGCAATGTTAGAAAGAGTTTTAACTTCTGTTCAAATGCTAACAAAAGGTTTAGCAGTATTGTCATCTAGTGGTAGAGAAGATTGGAATGAAGTAAATAAAAGAATTACTAACTTTCTTAAACCTGCATTAGAAGTTTATGAGAGTGAACCATTTCTAGGGAAATTATATATTACAGAATTATTTGCATACTCTAGGTTTGCAGAAATATTAGAGTCATTGAAATCAAATAAAAAGATTAGTAAAACAATCAAGGAGGCACAGAAAATATATGAATCCTAAAACTTATGGGATGCCTTATGACTTCATGAGAGAGGGTCAACTACAGGCAATAGATTGGATAGAAGAAAAGGATTGGCTATTTGATAGAACATCAAGAAAGATAAAAGTAATTGAAGCACCAACAGGAACAGGTAAGACAGGATTAGTTTTATATTTATCTGCTAAGAATCCATCATTAAGGGTTCTAGTTCTCTGTGCTACTAAGTTAGAACAAGAACAATATGAAGCAAATGTAACAAGTAGATATGTAGGTTTTACTTCTGTTAAGGGACGCAATAACTTTCATTGTCATCTTGATAGTCCAATGGCTACAAAAGAATGTACACATAGCACTTGCTTTGAAACTCATGTTGATACAGCTAAGTGTTCTATTCAAGGTAAGAATAAATTTAGATGTCCAATAAGAAGTGAGTGTGCTTACTTCCAACAAACAGATGATATTAAAGAAAAGAAAGTTGTTGTTACTAACTATGCTTATGGGTTAACTATGCTTAATTATAATCCTCAAGCACTTGGAAACTTTGATCTTATTGTTAGTGATGAAGGTCATGTTCTAGATGAAATGTTGGAACAGTTTATTCAAGTTAAGTTATGGGATAGACAAATGGATAGACTATATGGTTTATCCCTTCCAGATTATGGAACAGTTGCACAATGGCAAAGGTGGGTTGAAGAAAACTCATATGCAATAGATAAACTTTATGATTCAACTCATGATCTTAGTGCAAGTGAAATGAGTAAAGAGGAAATTAATTTAGCTAAAAGGGCTGAGACTATAAAGGAATCTTTTGAAAACATAAAGAACATGAATGTTAATTGGGTTGTAGAAAGACTTAGAGATTCAGTTGAATTTAAACCTGTATGGGTTACTGACCGTAGTGATGATGTTTTATTTTCACATTCACCTAAACATATTGTTATGAGTGGAACTATTCCATCTGGTGAAGAGTTAACTAAAAAGGTTGGTATTAATTCTAAAGATTTTTCATTCTATAGATTACCTTATACATTTCCACCAGAGAATCGTCAGATTATATTAAGACCTACAGCATCGATGTCATCTAAGAATATTGATATGAATCTTCCTATTGTTAGAGAAAGGATAGATAAGATTATTGATAACAACTTGGATAAGAAGATATTAATCCATACAGTTAATTACAAGATTGCAAAATATATTGAGCAAAGAAGTAGACATTCTGATTACCTCTTTACTCATGATAGTAAAAGCAGGACTAGAGTTCTTAATAACTTTAAGAAAGCCACAGCCCCTGCTGTCCTTATATCACCATCTTTTGATAAAGCAGTTGATCTGCCTGATAAGGAATGTGAATTAATTATTGTTGCTAAACTACCTTTCCCTTATCTAGGCTCAAAGGTAATGCAAAAAAGACTAAAAGAATCTAGGAGGTATTACGACCATGAGACATTAGCTACCTTAATACAGATGGCAGGTAGAGGTGTAAGAAATGAGAATGACATTTGTCCCACCATCATTCTTGATTCTTCTGCACCATCATTCATTCAAAGGTGTGGGACAACTGGATTAATTCCAGACGGCATCAAAGTAGCAATTCGTAAAGAAGGAGTTTAAAAGTGGCTACACAAGAATTAAATTGGGGTGACCCAATAGAAGAGTTTCCTAGTGGAGAATTTTTTGAAGGGGATTTCGATGGAACGATTACATCCATAATCTATGAAACCAACTATTCTAGGTTTCAGATTACGGTATCAATTAATCCTGCGGAATATGAATATGAAACTAGGGGAATGGTTTACGATCCTGACACTCCAGTAGAAATACGTGGATATTACTCAATGGGTGGAACTTATGATGAAGATGATCCCACTCAGAGTACTTGGCAAATATCTAATGATGGAAAGAGTGTAACTGGTGGTGGGCTTCCTAGAAGGAATACAAGAGCAGTTAAATTAATTATGGCACTACGAGAACATAGTGGTGTTTCGATGGAAGGCTCTGATATAAGTTCCTTAGAGGGTGCAACAGTTCATTGGAAGGAAGTTAAGGAAACTGTTTTCAATCCTACAACTCAAGAGAACACAGATAGATTTATTCGTTATCCTGTATCTCCTGTATTAGGTGCGAGTGGAGATTCCTCTGCTATCTCTAACCAAGAAGATTTAGATGAGGCTTATGGTCTTATTCAATCTGTTCTTGTTAAGAACGGTGAAGAGATGATGAGGACAAGAGAACTTCCAGCTAAAGCCATAGAGTTTGCTGACGAGTACAGTACTGAAATTGTTAAGTTGGCTTGCGAGAATACAACTATTGAATCTGCAATTAGAGCAGGAAAGATAGTTAGAGTTGATGAGAGAAATATAGCATTAGCTTAAATTAATTGGGGAAATCTTTATAGGTTATGTGATTGCAAAAACAATAGGAACGCATCTCCCGATGTCACAAATAGCAACTTAATGATTAAGCGACAATAAGGTGAAAGTCCTGATCCCCAAAGTTATGGAGAGAGTACGATGAAAACAAATAGAGTAGAGGAACAAGAAAGAGTTTGGAATGACACTTTAACTTCTTCATACGAAAGTAATGATAGGACTGGAGTACATGTTTCAGATTTAACGCTTTGCTTGCGACAAACAGCGTTATCTAGAAAGCACCCTCCTGTTTGGGATGAGTCAACTCTTTATCGTTTTACGATGGGACGAGCAATGGAGAAAAATTTCTTTTCCTTGTTCGCTCCCACCATGACTCAAGAACTAGAGGTTAAAAAAGATGGAATAGAAGGACATATAGACTTTGGTAGTGATCCTGTTGACTTTGAATGTAAATTAACGTGGAGCAGAGAACCAGAAACTTCAGACGCTTTATTTGAATCTAAGTTCTGGTGGTTGGAACAAGCAGGTGCTTACACCTATATGCGTGGAAGAACCAAGATGAATTTTGTAATTTGTTTCCTTAATCCTGTTCCCAAAATAAGATGCTATCAAGTTGAATGGGAACAAAGTGAACTTGATGAACTCTGGAAAAGGTTTCTAGAGAACAAGGAGTATTTAGAAGTTAAGGAAGTTAAGGGAGAACTTCCAATGAAAACTCCTTTGACATGGCTATGCAGAGGATGTGCATATAAAGAAGTTTGTGATGACCCAATCTAAATTTGAGTATGGGTATTGCAGTATTAGAACTTGCAGAAAGCCTATGGGTTTTAATCCTAAGTTAGTTGTATCAATTAAGGGTGAACCTATATGTCCTAAGTGTGTAGATAATATTTTAAATAGAGGTAGAGATAGTCTAGGCAAAATGCCATTTCCAGTTCTACCTAATGCGTATACAAAAGAAAGTTTTGAGAGAAAGGAATAGATGTGAATAATTTTGAAAGTTTAGAAAGCTATTTAAATAATAGACGTAGATTCGTAATGAGCGTTTGGGCAGGAACAGGAATAGGTAAAAGTTACTTTGCACTTACAGCACCTAAACCAATTTACTTTCTTAGCATGGAACCGGAAGGCCCATATTGGAGTTTACAAACTGCCTTAGATAATAAGGTTATAAGTTCAGATGATGTACATATTGATGAGATTATCAGAAGTGCATTAGGAACAAAGGATGTTCCTCTTGTAAGAACTCTTGTTGATGAAGCAAAGATTTACAAGTATATGAAAGACACAATAGAGAATGTTATATCTCAAGGTGATGACAATGGAACTCTTGTTATAGATACAGGTACTACTTGGAATCATTTAGTTCAAGAAGTAGAGATGGAAGAGATTAGTAGAAAGAGAAGTCAACAAGGTAGAGATTTATTTCCATTTGATTATAGATATGCTAATAAAGCAATGAAGAGTTCTATAGATGCAATTAGAAACTCTAACCTTAACTGTGTGATTACTCATCACTCCAGTAGTGTTTATAACTCTCAAGGTGCTAAGACTAATCGTATTGAATACTCAGGTAACAACCAATTACCTCAATGGGTAGATTTGCAAATCCAACTTAAATATTCTGCTGAGAGTAAAGAGAGATATGCAGTTGTAGATAAATGCAGAATTAATATTGAGAAGATTGGAGAAGAGATAGATGATCCATCATTTGATTCTGTTATTGAATCAGTTGGTGGTGCGTAATGACTAATCTATTTATTCCATATAAATCAACAGAAAGAACAGAATATCGTATTAGAGAAATACATAAGTTACTTGAAGAAAATCCTCGTATGACACTTCAAGCAATTGGAGATGCTTTAGGTGTAACTAAAGAAAGAGCAAGGCAAATCATTGAAATTAATAATTATAAGTTTGCACATCCGAACAGTTTATTTAGAAACCATAGAGATATTAAAGAGATTATACGTTTACCTAAACTTCGTAAGATAAGAGGATGTTCTGAATGCGGTACTAAAATATCTTCACAGAATAAATGTGGAATGTGTAGTCCCTGTAGAAAGGAATCAAATCGAATAAAAGTTATATGTACTAATTGCGGAAAGAAAGCAACCTTATCTTCACAAGCAAGTGCTATGAGAAGGTCACATATTAAACGTAATATAGTCAAGAATCCAGATCTTGAATTCTGTTCACAGGATTGTTCTAGCAAGTATGTTGGTAAACGTTGGGGAACAGGAAACATTGGAAGAAGATTAAAGAAATGATAATTATTGATTCAAATCAAGAGTCAATGACTCCAGAACTTAAGCAGTATATTGAAAAAGAAATACCTGTTCTTGTTTCTCCACTCGATACAGGAGACATGATGTTTGTTGGAAAGATGAATGGAGAACCAGTAAAAGTTGGAATGGAGATAAAGAAAACTCCTTCTGATCTTATGGGTAGTTTAAGAGATGGAAGGTTAATGACTCAGCTACCACGATTAACAGAAGAGTTCGATATGTCATATCTATTGTTTGTTGGAGAGAACATTAAAGTAGATTTTAATGAAGGTAAGGTACAAGAAAGATTTCATCAATCTTGGAAAACTTCTGCATTCTCTTACCACTATCTTAATTCGATATTAACTCGATATGAGGCTAGTGGTGGAAGGATTAGAACGTTTGAGAATATGGAACATCTTGCAGTATTTGTTTTCTCTACATTTAGATGGTGGACTAAAGAGACTCATACAGAAGAGGTCTTTTATAAGAAGAGACATAAGTTTCTAGACTGGAAACTAATGGATGAACCACTTATAGAAATATATGAACGCATGGGTATAGGAGTAAAACGTGCGACTGTGTTAGCAAAGAAATATCCAACAATGATGGACTTAGTTCTAGCTGACGAGGAAGAATTAAATTTATTACCTAACTTTGGTAAAAAGACAGTAAGTAAAATGATGACATTCATCAAAGGATAAGAAAAGAATGGTTACAAAAAGTAAAGAGAAAATTCAAGTTTGGAAAGAGTATAAAGTTGGACTTCAGATTAATGGAGAGTTTGGAGGACAAATCCCTAGAAGTAAAACAGAAATCATAAATATGATACAAGCTAATGCTCCTAAAACTAAACCAGAAGGAGCGATCCAAAGTCTAGATGAGTTAAGTCAGGAAGTGATTTCTCAGATAGATATTCAAGATGAAGAATCAGATGATTACATTCCGGGATGGTCTACTTTTAAACGTAATGCAAAGAATGAAATTATGTATGAAGGAAGATGCGTTAGAGGACACCTAAAGGATTGTGCATTACAAGTTGCAGATTTCTTTCCTGCTATTAAACAGTTTAGAGCAAAGGTTGTTAATGCTCTCTATGTTAAGGAGAGTATGTTTAATGTCTATGACTCTTCACGTAATCCTATTGTAGAAGTAGGTGGAGTTGAGCAAAGGTTTATTCATGTCATGACAGCTAGAGGAGAACGTAATGCTATTAAGTTTTTAGATTACGTTGTTGATCCTTATATTGAATTTACTCTTATGTTAAAGAATGTAAATGCAAGACCACTACACACAATTACCTTAGAACATATTGAGACAATGCTTTCTTATGGTTCTACTCATGGCTTAGGAGCAGAACGTTCTCAAGGATGGGGTAGGTATTCTGTTACAGGAATTACAGAAATAAATTAAACCTGAGATTTGGAGTGGAGTACAGTAGAGGTTTAGTGTTATGAACTGTAGACAAGATGTGGATCAAAGTGGAGTGAAGACAAGAAATATTGTGACTTAGTTTGGAGTGGAGTGAAGACAAGATGTGATGTCTTTTATCTTGGCTTGGAGTGGAGTCGAGAAGTCCTACCACATGAACTGTAGACAAGAAATGAGATTAGATGGAGTCAAGAGTTGATGCCACATGAAGCCACATGAAGTCAAGAATTGAGATGGTATATGTTGAAGTCAAGATTCGATATCTAGTGAATGTGCCTTGAAGACGAGAACCTAGTTGTTGTGAAGTGATTTTTTATGAAGACGAGACTCGCATCTAGCTGTGATGATATGAAGTCAAGACTAGCATTTATGTGAAGTTTAATGAAGACAAGTTTTGCAATATTATGAGATGAAGTCGAG